ATTCCACGCATATGATGCCCTGGGGAATCAGTGTTGCCAGCATCTGTTCTTCCGATGCTTCATTCTGCTCAGCCATCTGATAGTAGCCGTGACGCACACGATCCAGATAACCTGCATTGCACAGACCAACAACATCGACTGCACGGATTCCGGCCGCTACAAAATCAGCAGATTTCGCAATGCCGCCTTTACTTTTAATTACATCCCTTGCGGCTGCACGAAGATCCACGCAATCACCTACTTTCAACATAAAATTCGCTCACACTTACAACTTTTGTGTGTTCTTATTTTATTATATCCACCTAATGACAAAAATGCAACTAAAATTCGCACACACTTATCAAATAAATGTGTGCGAGAATAAAGACGAAATTAGAAGGATTCCGCACGGTGGCCAATCGTGCGGAATTTTTATCAAATATAGTTTTCTTCGTAATCCCAGTCCTCGGTATACGATCTATGCTCTTTCAGCCATGCCAGGAACTGTTCTGCGGAGATGCCGCCGGATTTGTATTTCTTGCGCCAACGGTTCATGGCGATCTGCCATTCATCAAACTCGGTCTGGATATCCCAATTATCCGGATTGCGGTGCTTTCGCATCCGCCGGGCACTTTCAATCTGTTTTAAAGTCTTTTTTACAACATCTGCGTTAATACTTGCTTCGAAAGTTCTCTTGGGACCATCTTCCCGGCAGGTCTTCTTTTTGCTGTATGGGCTCACCCTAGTGCAGTACTCTGCATCGGAGCGGAGATAGGCAACAAAGTACCTGCCACAATTTTTACATTTACGGATGTTGTATTGATTTATGATTAGAAAATGCAGTGAGGCGATGCAGGCATCCTCAATGGAGTTACATTGATACACAGTCAGAGGGGTATCGTAGATCTCGGTACCGGCGGCAAGATAGGCCCGCATACTGTGTTCAAAATGATCCATATTCTCCTGGGCCTCGATGCAATCTTCCAGGCAGTCATCCTCGTGTCCCGGCTTCCGCACCAGTTCGTGACGGATCGGCGGAATCTGCAAACCAGTCAGTTCCAGAAAATACATCAGACAGGACATGGAGAAAAAAGCTTCATTATCAATACCCAAATCCAGGAACTGCCGAAGCTGCCGGAAGAACCAGGGGTTCTCAGATATACTGTCCGCATCATCGATAAGGGACACATAAGGATGTCTGCTGTCAGCGATGTTTCCGGTGAGAGAAACGAAGTCCATAAAGGCCTCACCGACCTGCGCCTTCAAATTTATATTTTTATATGAATCCTGCAGGTACTCCTCGTTATATACAGTTGCACCTTCCGGTGCTTGTCCATTGCTGATGCCGTTGCGGAATGCGATTGTAAACATAGTTTTTTCCTCCTGCGTTATGGATCACTATTGCGTTTTCTTTCATAACGCTGCCACCTTCCGGGGGCCTTGACGTCATATATGTTACGGATTATAATGATACCGTAATCATTATATAACATCGTTCACAGCGGTGTCAAGATGGAGGTGAAGAAAATGTGCAACAAAGATCTGAGAGACGAGATGCGAATCGCCAATGTCCGCCAATGGGAAGTCGCAGAGGCAATCGGGATCTCCGAGATGACTATGGTCAAATGGCTCCGCAGGGAGTTGGATGACAGTAAGAAAGCGCTTGTCCGCAAGGGCATTGCAACAGCCGCACAGCAGCACAAGAAGAATACCTGACTTGGGCAAATGCCCGGCCACACGCCAGAATGCTGGATCTGGTCTTACCCCGAACGAGGCGGGGGCAAGAAAACGATAGGGGTAGTCTACCCTTTTCAAGAGAGGAGAATTTGAATGACAGCCAAAGAACGCCGGCGAGCCAACCGGCGAAAGAAACATGAAAGAGAAGCAATGCTGGAGATGCGGAATATGTGTGGTAATAAGGATTTGACACCATACAATGCGATCCTGCAGATGCGAACCAACGGAAAAGCAGAAATACGATTGAAGTAACCACCTAACGTGCAATGTGTTGTACGCGGTGGATTTTTTATGCCCATTTTCAGGAGGAAAAGATATGGACTACGAAGAAAGCGTGCGGGCGGGACCTGCGGAAAAGAAGCTGATCCTCACCGTACACCACTCAAACCAGTGTGGCAACGCCCAGAACTGCAAATACCCGTACAGCGGTATCGGCAGTACCCCGGAAGAACTGAAAAAGTTGTTCTGTTATGACCACACATTTATCCGCTTCAAGAACAATTACCGAAGCAAGGAGAATTTTCTGGAAGCTACCATTGCCGCCCTAGACAATGATAATGAACATTCGGATGATCCTGCAGAGTGGATTCCCATGGACGCCATTCCCGGATTATTCCCCGGAATTCCCTGTGTGATCAGCACCAGCCGCCACCATATGAAGCAAAAGGGCAATCGTTCTCCAAGACCCCGCTATCATGTAGCATTCCAGATCGATGCACTTACAGATCCGGCGGAGTATACCGCACTTCTGTCCAGAGTACAAGCGCTCTTCCCATTTTTCGACGCCAATGCGCTGGATGCAGGCCGGTTCTTCTTTGGCAATCCGGATACGGAAGTCTCTACCTTCCAGGGCCACAGAACGCTGACAGATTTCATTGAAGAACTGGAGGAGAACAAATTCGAGGCGGATTTGGAGGTGGTAACTGCTGCTGCCCGGATCGGTTCTATCCCGGAAGGCAGCCGCAACAGCACCATCTCCCACTCCGCAGGGAAGATCCTGAAGCGTTGGGGCGATACACCGGAGGCATACGAAAAATTCATGGAGGTAGTGTCCCAATGCTCTCCGCCGTTGCCGGACCAAGAGGTCAACAGCACCTGGAAGAGCGCACTTAAGTTTTTCCACGAAAAGGTGAAAAAGCATCCGGGGTATGTTGCTCCAGCGGACTACAATACCCCGGAAGAACCAAAATGGGAGCCGCCGATTCCTTTCACTCAGCACACGCTCCCTACATTTCCGGTGGATGCATTTCCTCCAGCAATTCGGGACTATGTACAGGCAGTGGCAGAGACCACACAAACCCCGGTAGATATGGCGGCAACGGCGGCATTGGCTGTGTTGGCACTGTGCCAGCAGGGGAAGTACCGGATCAAAGGCAAGGATGATTGGATTGAGCCGCTGAATCTGTTCACCGTTATCGTGGCGGAACCCTCGGAAAGAAAGTCGGCGGTTATCAGTCATATGACCGGTGCAGTGCATCGTTATGAGGCGGAGTACAACAAGCAGCACTCCGGTGCTGTGGAACGCAGCCGTATGGAAAAACGGATTCTGGAAAAGCAACAGCGCAATCTGGAAGAAATGGTTATCAAGGGAAAAGCGCAGATGGAAGATCTGCAGGATGTGGCTATGCAGCTGGCCAATTTCCGGGAGGTTATGCCCATGCGGTTATATGTGGACGATGTGACCACAGAAAAATTGACCTCTGTTTTGGCGGAGAACAACGGCACTGCCGCAGTTGTATCCGCTGAAGGCGGCATCTTCGATATGCTGGCCGGTATTTACACGAAGAATGTGAATATCGATGTTTTCCTCAAGGCTCACAGCGGCGATGATATCCGTGTCGACCGTATCGGCAGAAGCAGTGAGAGTATTTTTCACCCGACGCTTACCGTGCTGCTGGCTGTACAGCCCAGCGTCCTTTCCGGCATGATGAGCAATGGTGTGTTCCGTGGCAGAGGACTGACGGCCCGGTTTATGTACTGTATGCCCCAGTCCAGGGTTGGCGACCGCAAATACCGCACCCAGCCAATCCCCGACGAAGTCTCCCGTTGCTACGAGGTTCTGATCCGGAATCTTCTGCAGGAGGAGACACCCCAAGCGCCCGAATTGGTTCGGTTGTCACCAGCGGCAGACAAACTGCTGGAGGATTTTGCCTGTGATGTGGAGACCAAGCTAAAAAACGAATATTCGGATATCCCGGATTGGGCAGGCAAGCTGGTCGGTGCTGTGCTGCGTATCTCCGGTCTGTTGTGCCGGGCTGCCAATGCGCACTGTTCTGATTTTCTGGACCTTTCGGACTCCTTGGTTGTAGACGAAGCAACTATGGCCGGCGCCATCGCTGTTGGCAGATATTTTATGGAACACGCCCGTGCTGCCTATTCCCTTATGGGCGCAGACGATTTGGTGAAGCAGAGTCAGTATACCCTGGATGCAATCGTTAAGAATGCATTGACGGAATTTACCCGCCGGGACATCATGCGGATGTGCCGCAGCTTCAAGAAGGTTGAGCAGGTGCAACCGGTGCTGAATCATCTGGCGGATCTGGGGTATGTGGCATTGAAGGAAACCGGACAGGCTTTCGGCAAGGGCAGACCCGCCAACCCGACCTATCTGGTCAATCCGCTTCTATACCAGGCGGCAGCATAACCAATCCGGGATTTTTGTCCTTTTTGTCCGCTGTCCCGGAGGTAGGAATATTGCATTTCGGCATCATGGTAGCGGTAGTAAATATGGATATCTATAAAAATATATATATCGTTAAACTACCGTTATTTATAGATACTCCATGATGAAAATATCAATCTCTCTACTTACGGACGCGTGACAAAAAGGACAAAAATCACTTTCAAAACAAAAAACAAGAAATGAGGTAATTTTTATGAAAATTAAGCAGTTGATTCCCGTAACCAGCGACTACGCAGTCCTGGCCACACGCAAGTTGGATTTTACCGGTCCCTGTTATGACCAGCAGGGTGACAGCCACAGCTTTTTCTGGGCTGTAGTTGACGGAGGGGATGAAGACCATATCGAACTCATTGACGTGGATCTGGACAACAATCAGAGGATCTGTAATCGCAGATTGGTTGTTCCCAGAAAACATTGCCCCTTCTGCGATCACCTGATGGAACCCCGATATGACAACAAGCACCGACCGTTCTTCTGGCAGGAATGCCATACCTGCGGCCATATCTACGATATGCGTGGTCACGAAGAGGATGAATAAGCCGGAAATTCCGGTGCGGAGAGGAGGTGAGCTGTATGCGGAACGAAGAACTGTCCCGGTATCTGTGGAAGGGATTGAATCTGGAGCGGTACTCCGTTGTCCGGATTATCCCCCAGGACAGCAAGCACGCTGTCATCATCATGTTCAGTAATGAAAAGGATGATCCTCACTGGTGCCTGCAGTACAAGGGCAACGGTCACTACTTTGACACCTTCCAGCAGCTGATGGACTACTTCCACAGCCGCCGCTTTAAGAAGCCGCAGGATTTGATTCTTTGATTACCCCCCCAGGGGCGGGTCATATCTCCACAGCTATTATAGCGGACAGCGGGCAGGGGGTCGCACGAAGAAAAACGGCGATTTCAAAGGTAAAAAACCTGGAAATCAAACCATTATTACATGAGAAGGAGTTGATTCTATGTCGAAAGACGGTACGAATCGCGGAGGAGCCCGTCCCGGAGCGGGCAGAAAACCCAAAGCGATCTCGGAGAAAATCGCATCCGGGAATCCCGGTGGCAGGAAGCTGACGGTTGTGGACTTTGGTGACGAAGCAGTCAACCTCAAGGGCAGTGAAATGCCACCGGTGAAAGATTACCTCAGGGCAAAGCAGAAGGACGGCAGCGTCACCTGCGCCGAGGAAATCTACAAAGAAACCTGGGAGTGGCTGCGGGAGCGAAAATGCGGTCATCTGGTCACCACCCAGCAAATCGAACAGTACGCCATGAGCGTGGCGCGCTGGATCCAATGTGAAGAAGCGGTGTCTGAATTTGGCTTCCTGGCAAAGAAGCCTACGGGCACCGTGTTTTCATCCCCCTATGTCACCATGGGCCGGGAATACATGAAGCAGGCCAACGCCGCCTGGTATCAGATTTACCAGGTGGTCAAGGAAAACTGCACCGTCGATCTTGGCGGAAAGTCTCCCCAGGACGATGTTATGGAGCGGTTGCTCCGCGCCCGTATGGGTCAAAAACACTATTAATTTTTGGAGGTATTTATTATGAGCAATGTGAGAACTGCCGCTGATGCTATGCGGCGACTGGAAGAACTGGCTGCTGAGATCAGCGGCAAGAAACCCGATCCCTCTGCCGAGGCCAAAAAGCAGGCTGAAGCATACAACACCGCATTTTGGGAAATCATGCACACCGGTATGCCCCAGAACAGCCTGAAGGCGGGCAGCGATGGTGCCGGCGGTTATCTCGTTCCGGATACTTATGAGGACAAGCTGGTAAAGGCTCTGTCGGAACGAAATGTGATCCGTCAGATTGCCACCACCATTCCCACCACCAACAAGCTGCATATTCCTGTGGCTTACGGTGTGGGCGATGCCACATGGGTCATCGAGGGGCAGCCCTGGTCTTTCAGTGAGGCTTCTTTTGGTGAAGTGGTGCTGGATGCCCACAAGCTGGCCACCTCTATTCTGGCATCCGATGAGATGCTGGAGGACGGCGGCATCGACCTGGAAAAGCATATCCAGGAATTCTTTGCCGAGCGGATCGGTGAGGCGGAAGAAACGGCCTTTATCCGTGGTAACGGTAAGGGTAAGCCTTTGGGTCTGATTTACCAGGCAGCTGTCGGTGCTATGTCCGAAGATGAAGGTGACATCACCATTGATGATATGATCAATCTGGAGTTCTCTGTTCCCCAGGTATATCGTGAGCATTCGGTCTGGCTGATGTCCGACGATGCCTTCCGCAGACTGCGCCGTGTTGTCCATTATAACGGCAGACCCCTGTGGAACAACAATCTGCAGGAGGGCGAACCCCAGCGGCTGTTCGGTTATCCCATCTATGTCTGCAAAGCAATGGACAAGGTTGCTCCCGGCAGCATTCCTGTTATGTTCGGCGATTTCCGGCACTACTGGATCGGCGACCGGGGTAAGCGTGTCATCAAGCGCCTGGTGGAGCGTTATGCCGACCGGGGCCAGGTCGCTTTCATCACCACCGAGCGGGTGGATGCCAAGCTGGTGCTGCCTGATGCCGTGAAGATGCTGAAGGTCAGCGGTACTCCCGCAGCGGAAACCGAAGAATAATTCAACCGGGGAGGGTAGTTCATTTTGGGCTACTCTCCCCACCACTTTGCGGTCATGACGGAAGGAGTATCACTATGAGACTGCAGAATAAAATCGCCATCAACAATATGCGGCTGAAGGGACACAGTCCTTCCGTGATTGCCGCAAAACTGGGACTGCCCCCGGGTACGGTCAGATCCCATATCCACCGCCACCCCAATATCCCCGGAGCCAGAGCCTGCAAGCATTGCGGCAGACCGCTGATGCAGCCCAAAGGCCGCCGGGAGAAGAAGTTCTGCTCCGATGCCTGTCGGATGGCATGGTGGAACAGCCATCAGGAGGATGTCAGCAGAAAAGCCTACTATAATCTCGTATGCCAGCACTGCGGAAAGGAGTTTGAGAGTTATGGCAACAAAAACCGGAAATACTGCTGCCGGGCCTGTTATATTGAGTCCCGACAGCCAAAATAAGTACGATTCCAACAATCTGATCCTTTACCGCACCTCCCTGGCGCTGTACCGGAACATGATGGATGAGGGACTCTTCACCGAAGAAGAGTATTGTCACATACGCACCATACTGAACAAAAAGTACGGCCTATCTTCGGGCAGTATTTTCGCAGAATGTGCTTGATATATTTGCCGGTCAGAGCGAATATGAAGTACCCCAAAATGATACAAAGGAGGAAAACGATATGGAACGAATTGTCGTGCAGCGGCACTTCCCCAAGGCAAATATCCCGCAGCTGAAGCGTGTGGCTGCTTACGCAAGAGTGTCCAGCGGCAAGGATGCCATGCTACATTCCCTGTCGGCCCAGATCAGCTATTACAGTGTTCTGATTCAGAGCCACAGCGGATGGCAGTACGCAGGCGTCTATGCCGATGAAGCACTGACCGGCACCAAAGACAACAGAGAGAATTTCCAGCGGTTACTGGCGGATTGCAGATCCGGCAAGGTGGATATGGTCATCACCAAGTCCATCTCACGCTTTGCCCGGAATACCGTGACCCTGCTGGAAACCGTAAGAGAATTAAAAAATATGGGAGTGGATGTGTTCTTTGAAGAGCAGAATATCCACTCCCTTTCTGCTGATGGGGAACTGATGCTGACGATCCTGGCCAGCTATGCCCAGGAAGAAAGCCTATCCGCCAGTGAGAATCAGAAGTGGCGGATCAAGCGGAATTTTGAAAATGGTATGCCCTGGAACGGTACTATGCTGGGTTACCGTTACGATAAGGGTGTCTTGATTCTTGTCCCCGATGAGGCAGATACTGTCAAAAGGATTTATTCTGAATACCTTGCCGGTTCTGGGATGACCGCCATTGCCAAACGGTTAAATGCAGACGGCATACCGACCCGATATGGAAACGCATGGGGCAAGGCAAGCATCAAAGCTGTTTTGCAGAACTATGCCTACACCGGAAATCTGCTCCTGCAGAAAACACGGCGCGTGGACCATCTTACCAAGCGGGATGCACTGAACAACGGTGAGTTGCCGCAGTACCATGTGCAGAGCTGCCACGAGGCAATCATCTCCCTGCGGTCGTTTATCGCTGTACAGGAGGAAATGAAACGGCGGGCAGACAAACATACGCATCCCGGAGTGAAGCGGAAGGAATATCCCTTCTCCGGTAAGCTGATCTGCGCTTGCTGCGGCAAGCATTACCGGCGCAAAACAACAGCTACCAGGCCGGTGTGGATCTGTTCCACTTTTAATTCCATGGGTAAGGCTTTCTGCCAATCCAAACAAATCCCGGAAGATACCTTAATTGCCGTCACCGAGGAGGTCATCGGTAGTCTGGATGCCCTTGACAGCAAAATAACGGCTGTGAGAGTGGAGAATGGCAACACCCTGGTATTCTGCCTTACTGACGGAACAGAAGTCGTTAAACTGTGGCAAGATCGTTCCCGTCGGGAAAGCTGGACTCCGGAAATGAAAGAAAAGGCCCGACAGAAAGATTTGGAGAGGAGGTCGCATCATGCAAAATCATAAAAATATAACAGTAATTCCGGCAACGATCAATCCGCTGACACGGTTGCCGAAAGCATCGGTTCAGCTTCGCCGGGTGGCAGGTTACGCCCGCGTCTCCACGGACAGCGAAGAACAGCTGACCAGCTATGAGGCGCAGGTTGACTATTACACCCGGTACATCCGCAGCCGGGCTGACTGGCAATTCGTGGATGTGTACACAGACGAAGGCATCTCCGCCACCAATACCAAGCGCCGTGAAGGGTTCAACCGCATGGTGCAGGATGCCTTGGACGGTAAGATCGATCTGATCGTGACCAAAAGCGTGAGCCGCTTCGCAAGAAACACTGTGGACAGCCTCACCACCGTCCGCAAGCTGAAGGATGCCGGTGTGGAGGTTTATTTTGAAAAGGAGAATATCTGGACGCTGGATTCCAAGGGTGAGCTGCTGATAACCATTATGTCGAGTCTTGCCCAGGAAGAGAGCCGCAGTATTTCCGAGAATGTTACCTGGGGACAGCGGAAGCGTTTTGCTGACGGCAAGGTCAGCATCCCCTATGGGCAGTTCCTCGGATACCGCAAAGGTGCGGATGGTTTACCGGAGATCGTGCCGGAGGAAGCAGAAATCGTCCGCTCCATTTACCGGATGTGTATTGAGGGAAAATCCACCAATGCCATCGCCAAGCACCTGACCCTGCAGGGCATCCCGACACCGTCGGGCAAAGAAGTTTGGCAGCGGGCAACGGTGGAAAGTATTCTTCGGAATGAGAAATACAAGGGGGCGGCACTCCTGCAGAAGAAATTTACAGTAGATTTCCTGCAGAAAAAGATGAAGGTCAACGAGGGAGAAGTTCCCCAGTATTATGTGAAACACAGCCACGAGGCCATTATTGATCCGGAAGAATGGGAGAAAGTACAGTTGGAACTGGCCCGCCGTAAAACCAGTCCCCGGCGCACCTACTGCAACAGCTCCTTTGCCGGTAAAATTATCTGCGGTGATTGCGGCGGGGTGTTCGGATCAAAGGTTTGGCACAGCAACAGCAAGTACCGCCGGGTCATTTGGCGGTGCAATGCAAAATACAATGGGGGTGATCCCTGCAGTACCCCCCACCTTTATGAAGATGACCTGAAACAGTATTTTGTAGCAGCACTCAGCGAACTGCTGGCCGACCGGACAGCTCTTCTGGAAGATGGCCGATTGATCCGGAGAGAACTGCTGGATTTCAGTGCTATCGATACTGAGAGTGATGATATCCTGCGTGAGTTGGATGTGGTGGCCGGGATGATAAAACACCTGGTGGACGAAAATGCCGCCCAGGCAAAATCCCAGGCAACATACATTGGTCAGTACAATTCTCTGGTGGAACGATATGAGCATCTCCAGTCCAGGTACGATACCTTACAACAACAAAAGGAACGGCGGCAGATCCAGGCCGATGCCATCGGCGGTTGCCTGTTCGCATTGGAGGAACTGGATTTATTGCAGATTTCATTTTCTGAACCGCTGTGGAACACAGTCATTGACCATGTGACGGTGTATGCCAACTCACGTCTGGTGTTTCATTTCAAAAACGGATCAGAAGTGGAGGTGAGCATATGCAAGTAATCAAGGAAGGGCAGCTAAAGCAACTTCGTGAGCAGTATCCAGCTGGCACACGGGTGGAGCTGATTCAAATGGACGATCCCTACAACCACAAGCTCGTCCCCGGCACTCAAGGCACTGTCCGCTGGGTGGACGATATGGGCACGATCCATGTCGATTGGGATTGTGGCTCCTGCCTTGGCCTCATCCCCGGCGAGGATGCCTTCAAAAAGATAACCAAATAGCACCCACAACGAAGAAGCCTCACACCCGGCAACCCCAGGTGTGAGGCCTTTTCTATTCAGGCCTATTAATTGCAATGTTCTGTCGGAACAATTCATTAATAGCAAGCTGGATTTTAATATCTTCAATTCCGTAGAATTTTAACTGCATAGCATAGATTACCATTTCCAAATAAATAAGATCCAACAACGCAAGACCTTCAAATTCTTGGTCAAGATTTCCGTGGGCAAAATTATTTCGCTGCTTTCCCAATCGCGGCCCCATTTTGGAGTAATCGAGTTCTTGATTGTTCATGCTGTATATACGCTTTCCAAAAATATCGACGACAGCACCAAGCTCTTTTCCAGTATGAATGATTTTAGATGCCAGCTGAGTAAATCGAATATTATCAAGGAGGCTCTTAAAGATTTCTCTCAACTTGCCTTTGGCATTATCATACAGCACACGGATAGCTTCTTCTGCTTTGTTCTCAGCATCAATCGTCCGCTGCCGTTTTTTGATTCCATCAGGATACAACCGGCGGAACTCCCACTCAAAAGCAGCAGTGATCATTACAAATCGTGCCGCATCAATAATTCTGCCTTGCCTATATGTGGCAGGGATGTTGCGCGTATACAATAGGCCCTTGGCAATATCAGTGAGAATGCGGCCTTCACTGCCGCTGATGTATTCTTGGCGAATATATCGACGGTCTTTTAGACATTTGGGCTCAGTTTCCTCTTGCTCTGTGAGTATATGTAATTTTGCAAATTGCATATGCTTTCCATCTTTATACGGAGCAGCTAAATTGATGGAGGTAAAAGGTACATTCTCGCGATAGCACAAAAAGCGAATAAACCCCTTTGCAATATTGCTCAGCCTAAAAATGAAAGCATAGTCAGAATTTGCCTCAAACTCAAAATACATCTCGGTATGTAATACCAGTGGCGGCTTAGAATAATCGCCTCCAGTTGTCATTGATACCCCAAAGTAAACCCAGACTTGCTTCCCATCCACTTCAAACTGCTGCTTCTCGGTGGTTACCTCACTGAACGGTTTGGTTTCTATTTTATACTCACCATTTTCTGCCCATATGGTCGAATTGATAGCTTTCTTTGCTGGAAAAATACAATCCAGTTCAGGGCTTTGGAATCCGATTCTGTCAATCAGATCACAACTAAGGCGTTTCCAAATATATGCCTCAACTTCGACAATAACAACAGAATTATATCTGCCGACAGAATGCCCTCTTGTAGGAAACAGGACGATTTCATATCCCTCGTTGCACTTGCCGAGCAAAAACGGATCCTCAATATAAACTGGATCGCCCATGGTATATGCACCACCACCCAGTTCCGTCATAAACCACAACTCAACATCCCTTGTTTTATCCGCAGGAGGGATCAAGCGTAGTTCCTCCCGGTCAAACACAAAAGTAAAGTCAATGCCTTTATAGGTTATGATTCCGGTAACCATATTTTCGAGATCGTGTGACATCGTCCTTACCTCTCTTATTATAAAACTTTTCTTACATAATAGCATAACCATCGGATTTTTTCAATTAAGACCTCCGCAGGCATTTAATACTGTTGTGCTTGAGTAGTGGGTAGATTTATGTCATTTTTTGCTGTATACTAAAAGAAAATGTTTTTGCGACCAGCGCATAGAGAGGGAATACATATGAATTATGATCATTATTTGGATTTAATCAGCCAGGAAAAGTATACAGAGGCAACGGAGTATAAGAGTTCCTGCATCCCCGATGTGCTGTATAAGTACTTTTGGCTTGATGACAATGAAGATAAAAATGCGCTTAGGCTCTCTACTTTGGAACGAGGCGAAATTTATCTATCAACATTGGATCAGTTTAATGACCCGTTTGAGGGGAAGGCTTTCGTTTTTAAAGATGATGCTGCCGCGCCTTGGGGATTTCGGAAACCTGATTACCAGGAATTTGTAAATCACATAAACAGCCATGCCCGAATCTGCTGCTTTGCAAATCCAAAAGAAAAACACCAAAATATGCCTATGTGGGCTTACTACGCAAATAATCACCAAGGATTCTGCGTTGAATATCAAATGAATGCAATACAAAAGAAATTTTTATACCCTGTTTCTTATGATCCGCAGCGTGTGGTTGGCAACGCATTCCTTGGCAATCTCATTATGGGTATTATTGATATGGTAAAAAAGGGCCAGGATAGTTCACAAATGTCTGGGGATCTCAGTGTATATAACCACCTGGCGTACCTCTCGTTAACCTGCAAACACTTTAGCTGGGAACATGAAAAGGAAGTGCGGGCACTGGTGCCTACAAAATTCGGAAAATTCTTCCCGGCAATTCCAAGTAAAATATATGTTGGTATGAATTGCTCACCTGAAAACGAAAATGCACTTATTAATATTGCCCGGAACTTTCTGGGTTGTCAGTTGTTTAAAATGCAGGAAGCAACAGATGATTGCGATTTCTTCTTAAGAGAAGACCGCCTCGTATAGCACTAAGCAATGCCTCACACTTGGTCAGTTCCAGGTGTGAGGCATTTTGCGTATTTGGTTCATTTCAAGTCCTTCATCAGCTGCGTGCCATAGTGGAAGCCGTCGATGAAGGCTTTGTGTTCATAGGCTACACAGATCCGGCAGCAGAGATTGAATACCGCATTGTTGTCATCCAGGGGGAGGACTTCTAAAAAATTCTCCATTTCTTTGAAGCCTTCCCGGATGCCCGGCGGATCGTTCTCGTGGGACTCTGCGTAAGCAAAGTACAGTTGATCCAGCACCGTTTTACAGTCCGGGTCACCGGAATTAAAGGTTTGGTTTTCCAAGTATCGTTTAAACTCTTCAATGTGCTTATTCATCTCCAAAACCACCTCTCATCACTTCCAGCATCATTCTACCACCCAAGCGGAAACTGTTCTGAAACAGCAAACACTCAGCCATCGCCTGGTGTTCCCGGACACAGTCAGTATATCGGGAGAATAAATCCTTTTGCTCTTCGGTCATGGTTGCCAGCAGTTTCTCTTCATTCCGGCTGATGAGTCGCACCAGTTCCTTGTATTCCTTGCTGGGGTTGGCATCGTACTCTGCCGGGTCAAGATTGCCGTACCAGAAATCTTCCAAAACATTCATAACATCACCCTCCTCGAAAAGTGTGTGTGATGTTACCTCTGCCGCCCGGGTATTGCAAGTAGCTAAGCTGCACAAACCTGGGCGGCTGTTTTTTATTGGTATCGGCTGAATAACGAATAGCGGTTGTTTAACGAAAGAAAAGCACAACATGTAGTGGTTGCTGGATTAGCACACTCAGCAAAACCACAGCATCATGGAAGCGGTAATCCAAAATGCGTTGCAAAGTTGAGGAGAATACCCTGTTTTCCGCAAAAAGGGCATAAAAAAGCAGATACCGTAACCGACACGATTGTATCAATTACGGTATCTGTTATGGTGCGGGTAGCAGGACTTGAACCTGTATGACCTTGCGATCACTAGAACCTGAATCTAGCGCGTCTGCCAATTCCGCCATACCCGCATATTTAGTTTTCTGCCATCATCGGCAGCGAACAATATTATATCTGTATTTTTGAGATTTGTCAAGGGGTATTTGACCACGCAGAGGGGCTTGCGAAAAAGTTTTTCTGAAAAAATAGCCAAAATTGCCCGATTTGG